AATTTATCTGAGCGTTAAATGCATCAAACACTCCTAACACTTCAGCTATGTCTTCGTTAAGTACAAGATTGCCTACATACTGATCTATTACATTTACTGATTCATTAACAGACGCAGCAAATACCCCGCCAAGGCTAACCGTAGAAAACGGTACTGTTGCAAATGGTGTAAGTCCAAACATTCATTAAGCCGCTGTAGCTGAGAAAGTATAAGTTACGTTCAAAGTATCACCAGATACTAGTCCTCTATCACCAACCGTAAAATTACCCACTGAAAGCAAAGTTCCTGTAGTGCCAGCTTTTGTGCTGCTAGTAGTTATAAAAGCACCCGCAATAGTTGCGTTAGCATTAATAGTAAAAGTCACAACGTCTGATGTAGCTACAGAAGGGTTAGCAGTGGTAGGGGTAGTAAATACTATCAACGGACGAGTAGCTTGCGAGTAATCTGTGTTCTCTGTCCATGTGGCATGTGCTGACATAGTATTTGCAGCGTTGTATGTAGCTCCAGTATTTACTAAACCCATGTACCATGAAGCCGTGTAGTTTGATGCCAAGAACACTTGCTGGTTTATAAACTGTAAACCGACATTGACTACTAAGTTAGGAAACTCTTCCGCCCACTTTAGGTTACCGTCTTTGTCATAGCATGTAGCCGTGAACACTCCACCAAAACTACTCTTGTTTGCTAACATAATCGTTCCTTAAACAAATCTTAAAAGAGCTGATGACGCTGTATTAACAGGCATGACTACAGTATTACTTGCCGCAGTAAACACCTTATCTGAACCAAAGTCCAATACAGCTACCGACTTATCACTCTTACTGCTGTTATATATCAACGCGCCACGCGCAGTAAATGCGGCACCGGGCCAAGATACATTATTAAAGTCTATATAAACTGTATTTGTATTTACATCTGAGGTAATAGTCACGCCTGTAATTTCAACTCCGCCAGCGTCATAGCCTGTACCTTCTACTTCATTCTCTGTTGTATATGCAGCCGTAGTAGGACCCAACGTAGCAAAACCTGTATACAAAGCCATATATAACGTATCGGCAGATAGGTCTTGTTCGCCTTGCACGATGTCGCTTCTAAAGCTTAACGTCTGACCTTGTACTAATGGCATTATGGATTAACCTTAATCTTAGCCTGACCATCACGGTATGCATCACCACGCTCGAGACCAGTTCCTAAACGATTCAACTGACCAAGCGCATCTTGATACATTTTTTCGTAGTACGTAATGATGTCCTGCTCACCCTTCATAAACAGGTAAGCTTCTCGTAAAGAGCCATATAACAATACTGGGTCATAGTTATCACCAAGCCATGAAGTTTGCGCTGTAGTAATTGACTCTGGGTAGTAGTAATAATTCAATTCCAAACTATAACCACCGCTAGGTGTAGGTCCAATAATAAAACTTAATTCAGTCGTGATAGTCCCGTCAACTACCGTAGGACCATACAGAGCATAGTACTTAGGAAACCCTGTCTCTGATGGGTTTGGATACGCAGCACGAATAAAGTTAACGTCTTTATTAAGTAAGAACTCAAAATAACCCGTAGTCTGATCTAAAGCGGATATAGAAAACACAGATAAGAAATCATTAGGACATGATAAATATCTGTTGTTATTCGTAGTAGTACCTGTGACATTTTTACGAAGAGCAGGAATCTGCACAGAATTATAAATACGATCTTCAGCCTGTTTAACAAACACAGGAATATTAGCAACGAATGTAGATTCGCTGTTTTGTGTGTAGTTAATAATTGCGGCGGTTAATTCCGTATATGTCACAGATGTTCCTTAAGCCATTGGACCGCGTGCCATTACACCTTTAGTAGCTGCGCCTGTACCACGAATCTTCATGCCATCAGTCTTTACATTATCCGCAGCAGGATCGCCAGCGCTTACGCGTGGCGTAGCAGTTTTCCTAGTCATCTGATTAGCAGCTAACTTATTAGGGTCTTCCATTTTCTTCATGACCATAGGGCCTCCAGACATACTGTGTGGTTTAGCATAGACAGCGGCATTACCGACTTCCTTGCCCATTACCTTTTGTGAAAACTTAGCCATTAGCGACTCCGTTGATTATTAGCACGCGCCATGTTACGACCAACTTTTTTCATGTCCATAGAAGTTACGCCACCTTTTTTCATGTGGTGCATTTTCTTCTCGTGCTTTTTAACTTCTTGACCCGCGATCTTTTTGATCATCGGTTTGTCTTTTGCCATATCGTCGTGTTTCATGTCCTACTCCTAAGAAATTGTTACTGTTCCTACTAAGCATTGTACTGATAAGTTATTAGGTGTTAAACCTGCATCGTTAGCACTCGCTCCACCAACAGGCCACCATCCCCACTGAAACACCCTACTACCACCGCCCGGATCACCAAAGTCAGTATTAGTAGTTAACTGCAATCCTGTATAGCCTGACTGATAGTAGCTTGTATCTGGGCGTGGTTCCCGTACTGCTTGTGGGTCATCAACCGGATACATACCTAATTGTAACTGTGGCTGATCAGGCTCCCAACAGTTTTTACATACTTTAATCTGTATCTGCTTAGTCTTAATCGTGAGCTTCTTTAACTCTTTTAACTTGTAACGAAACCCGCAGCGGTCACACTCTGCAATCGAATTCTTACCGCTTGCAAACCTATTACCCATGATTAGAAGAACATTTCACGAGGAACAAGTCTATCCGCCGCCTTCTCGCGGTCTTCAGTTGACGCCCATTCCCAAGCCTCGTCATACATAGCTTTCAACGCCATAGTACGCGCTGGATCAACTTCAGGTTTCTTTACTGCAATCATGTACGCCAAGCCAGCAACTAAACAATTCAAGAAACGGAATGGAATATCAATCACGTTAGTGCCTGTACCTGCATCGTATATACGTTTCATTCTCCAATAGTAGAAGACATAAAACGGTTGTTCTTCCGTGCCTTGGTCTGGAGCAGGCCACACATTAATCTGCGGATGCTTTGCTGCAGATTCTAAATTTGAACCTATCTTTTGTCCTGACTGTCTATTAATCCAGACTTGGATGGGTCTTCCTTGTGCTTCTTTGTTTGGTATGGTTGAGTAGGTGGATACACTAATCCGAGTAATGTTGAGGTCTGTCTGGTTAGGACCCTGTCCGGAAGAAGTACGGATAACATGCTCCACCAAATCAACGGTGTCATCAGGTAGATCATAAGTAGTCTGCCCCTGTACCATGTTTATCGAACCTTCTTCGATAGTCCATAAGTTAATTCCCTTGTTAGCCCAGTCAGCCGTCAAGAAATTCATGCTACGACGCGCAGTACGGAAGTCATAACCTGTACGCAATTCCAAGCCACAACGCTCAAAAGCCTCTTCGAATATCTCGTTGAGGTCTGGGTTAAACGCAGTTGTGCTTGTAGAATATGCCATTACACCATCCGACCTTTAGTCTTACCACGCTGAGCGCATCCGTCACCACGCGATGAAGCCGACGATTTAATTGCGCCGCCTTTTGCTTTCTTTTCGGCACGTTGACCACGCCCAATTTCGCGCTCAAGCTCGTCTGTGTCTTCTTTACTTCTACCTCTTTTTCCAGTAATAAGCGAGTGTCCAATTTGTGCAACTCCTGCCGGAACCGTACCTGCCAAAACTGCGCCTCTTGCTACTTGTTTACCGGGACCCTCGTCCATTCTATCTACTGCTTTTGCAATCTTGTTATATTTATTCAAAACAGGATAGTTTTGCTCGGTTTCCATTTCGTCTGCAATTTGTTTTGGTGTACTTTTTTTAGTCATTTTATTGCTTTCAGATTGAACGTCGCCGCCTTTAGCATAAGCTTTAACCTTACCGCCTTTTTTCATAAAAGCACCCATACCAGCAAGTTTAGGTGCAGGAGGAGAGGTAGGTTGGCCCGCTTGTGCCATATAAGGTTTAGCATAATCTGGTACACCAGCGCCTTGACCGGGCTTCGCTTGGTACGCTTGCATTAAGTTAGCGCCAGCCGGAAGTTGATTGCCGCCCATTGCACCTCTTAATTGAGCCATTTGTTGCGCTTGTTGCATTTGCTGCATATTAGATTGTGATGTAGAAGGTGGACTTCCCGGCTGTGCAGTTGGGTTGTTGTACCTCTGCATCAAATTAGCGCCAGCAGGAGGGCGATTACCGCCCAATCCACCCATAGGAGTTCTCATACCGGGTCTAGACGCACCCATACCAGCAGCCATACTACCCATACCGCCAAATGCCATCTTTTTTACTTTAGCCATTATCTATACCCCGCTGTTTTCTTTGCAATGCCTTTCGGCTGTTTAACAAACTGTTTACCTGCTGCCTTGCCTTTTCGCTTTGCCTTCGTTGTGGCTGCATACTCGGCGGGGCTTAGTGCTTTTATCGCCTTTTCTGGGAGATAACGCTCTCCTGTCTTTGACGATGGCTTTCCGCTTTTGGTTGTCCATTTCTGGTCTCCCCAATTTTTAAGCGATTGTTGCGGCGCTTTCAATCTTTATATCCTCCACCTGCTGCTTTATATTTCTTAGCAACAAGCTGAGCTTTACGTGCTGACCACTGACCTGCGCCTGTACCGTGCGTTGCTGCGGCTTTTACTTGAGACACAATCTTCTTACGTAGACCGGGATTCGTGTAATTACCAGCAGCATTAACCTTTCCACCTTCTTTATATTTAGTAAAGTCGGTGTTATCCCGACGGGCTTTCTTTTTCCCACCGGGCATTTTGGAAGGGTTAATATCACCCATACCGCGCGAGGCCATCATTAGCAGTACCCACCCTTTTTCATGTTTTTAGCACCAGCCATCTTTGGCATGGCGGCTTTAGTTTTGCCTTTAGAAGCAACACCGTCAGCTGCTTTGTGACCAGCAGCTAAACCGCCACCAGCCATCTTCTTCATAGCCATACCGCCTTTAGCCATCTTGCCTTTGCCGTCTGCTGCAAATGCTGGAACCTTTTGACCGTCTTTCATAACCATTGGCATACCGCCATCAGCATAGCCACCCTTTGCCATTTTCTTAGCTGGAGCTTTTTTCTTCATCATTGCCGTCATGCCGGGATTCATTTTTGTAGCCATACCGCCTCCTGATTTAGTGAACTCTTTACCCACACTTTGCGGAACACCCGCCTTTTTTGCAAACTTAGGGTTGTGAGCCACCGCTTGCATAAACTTTTCTTGCTTCTTACTAACGCTAGGCACGAGTCTTACCTCTTATAGCGCAGCCGTCTGCACGAGCTGACGCTGATTTTACTGTACCGCCTTTAGCCATTTTCTTCATCTGGTCGGCAGTAGGTTTAGCATTTAAATTTCTGGTAAAAGGTTTATCCTTTTTATATTCTCTTTCTTCAGTAAACGGGTTACGGAAGTATTTAGATATACCTGAAACAGATTCTGATAACGCTTCACGGTTAGCTTTAGCTTGGGCTTCACGTTCTTCATTAGTTTTTCCCATCTTAGTACTAAAGCCTTTTTTCTCACCTGTGTCTTTTTCGCCTAAATCGCTATAACGTGGGCGTAAAGGAATACCATAATCTTGACTTGCCTTACCTAAAGGTTTTTTATCTGCCGCTTTAGCAGGTAATGGAGTAGGTTTTTTAGCTTCTTCTACTTTAGCTTTTTTAGGTGCGGGAGCAGCTTCTTTTAAAGAATCATTTGCAGCTTTTCTAACGCCTTCAGCGTCTTTAGCTACAGGAGCAGCTTTTTTAGGAGCAGCTTTTTTAGGCGACTTATAGTCTATATCTGCTTCTTCTCTTAAGTATGTCTTACCAGCTGGTTCTGGTTTATTAATCATTCTGTCAGTCATCTGACGGCTAGGGCCTTCTTCTGCTTTATTGTATGAGGATGATTTATTTGCATCACCCACTGACTTTGAATCGTCGTATTTAGCTTCTTTTTTATCGCTGCCAAACAAACCAGATAGTTTGCCCTTAACGTCATCCATAGAGTAATAACGTTGTTCTGCTGGATTACGATCAAAAGGGTTAGCCTTGCCAGCTACATACTTACGGCCGTCTTCTTCACGGTAGTTTACTTTGCCACCAAGAATACCTTCGTCTTCTTGCTCGTAGGTCTTACCACCTTCGTTAAACTTTTTCATTTTGCGTTTCATGATCTGTCCTTGTGTATAAATTTCTGAACAGTTTTGGTTTCCCAGATACGTATACCAGTCCAGATGATAGTAAATAATGCCGCAATAGCTGGAAGTGCTTCCATCAGTGTACCTAGTACTGTCATAAAAGATAACGCATCAACTGCGTATTTAGTTGTTTCGTGTTGGTCTAGCATTTCCACGCCCTCAAAGATTTATTGATGCGGCTATTCGGGTCATTTGCTGTTTTCGCAGATGTAAGCTTCTTTTTCATACCTGACATACGGGCGCAGAACGACTCTTTCCTTGAGCCGCCTTCCGGCTGGGGAGCTTTCAAATTCATGCCTTGCTTTTTCGCGGAGGCTCTCCCCTTGGCGTTCAAACCCCCAGCGGGGTTCTTGCCTTCTTTTCTCTGCCATGCCGGAGTCTTAGCCATAGAACACAACCGCCGTAGTCGTTGCGCTTACCACAGCAGAAACGTTGGAGTTACATTTAATGCCTTCTCCGGGGAACATCATGTAGATAGAACCCGCCGCCGCTGGTGCAGTAAAAGAGAACACCGCTGTACCGCCTGTGCCGTCGTTTAAAACAACCGTTGCACCAGTAGAATAGCTAATAGATATGCCTTTGATGCGTGTGGGACCACCAAAAATAGTGGTCGTCGCATTTGCTGCCGCTGCCGCACTTTTAACGTCTGTTTGCATCATGATGATGCCTCCCTATTATTGTTGAGTAGCAGTAGGGTTAGCGTTGCCGTTAGAGTCACGAACAACATACTGAATTACAACAGTAGCAGCACCAGTAGTTAAAGAAGTACCAGTAGCAGTGTAAGTAATTAAGTCGTCAGTAGTGCCAGTATTAGCAGCGGTAGCAGCGAAAGTAGAAGCTATTGTTACACTAATAAAGCCAGTTGAAGTAATAGTAGAAGCTGTAGCTACATCAGTACCACCGATAGTAATCTTTAATGTAGTAGCGGAGCTAAAGTCAGTAGACGTAATGATCTGAACGCCAGTAATTAACGAGCCAGCAGGGATTGAACCTAAAGTGCCGGTTAAGTTAGCGAACGTATTAAAAGTTACAGGAATGGTTTGGGCAACAACAGTTGCGCCTAAATTGCGAACGGTACCGGAAGTTGTTCCAGTAGTATTTTTAACGGTGCCTAATAACCAAGGACCAAGGTGCGTAGCGAAACCCATGATAAATTTTCCTCACATGCGAGTTAAGTACGCCAATCTGCATGTTGCTAGCCGGGGCTATTTGACGTACCGGATAATCCCGGAATGTTGCTGTTATACCATATCTACTATAAAATGCAAACGCTTTTTAACCCTAACTAAGATACGTATGCCGGTTAAAGATAAAGAGAAAAAGAAAGAAATAGCCAAACGGCATTACGCTAAGCATACAGCTAAAATTAAAGCAACTATCAAGTCCAATAAAGAAAAGTATAGGAAAAAATGGCGAGACTATAAAGCCACATTAATGTGTATACATTGTGGAGAAACCCACCCCGCTACCTTTGATTTTCACCACGTTGTAAGAGCAAAAGACAATAAAAAAGTTAATAGGCTGCTTACAAACGGTAATTACAAAGGCGCATTAAAAGAAATAGAAGAACGCTGTATTGTACTATGCGCAAACTGTCACCGTAAGTTACATGACGCAGAATACCAAGCAAAGAAAAAGAAAAAGGAGGCCGAAGCCTCCTTAAATTAAGCAACTACTTCTTCTTCAAACTCGTAGTACTCAGACTCATCCCACTCGAACCAGTCATCTGCGTCTTCATCGTAGAAGTACCAAACTTCTGATTCTTCATCAAACCACCAAGCTATGCCATCTTCGTCGTATTCGATGCCTTCTTCATCATCTTCGTATTCGACAACGTCAAACAATTCTTCGTAATCACACTCAAACGAAATTATCACTTTCATAATATTCTCCATAGCAAAATAGCAACCCCGACTGGCTGCCATTTAATACTACACCACGAATATTACAAATCAAAAACAGGTCACATGCGTTCTATTGCTTCATAGGCACGTAACTGGCGTCGTAGTTTTGTTATCTCTTCATCACGTTCACGTAGCTTTTTTTGCAGACTTTCACTTACCTCGTATACATCTGCCACGCTTTTGACGCGGTTTTTATGGTCATCTAGCATCATTTTGTATAGACGTTCTGATGATTCAATCTGTTTTTGTATAAAGATATTCATATCTACTCCATAAAAAAGGGGGCCGAAGCCCCCTCCCAATTACTTAGGCTGCACCGGGTGAACCGTACATACCAAGCGGA